CCCATCAGGTTTTGTTCACATATATAAGCGGTACCCCCCAAACAAATTTTTATTTTTTTATAGATCAATGGGGTCATTCTGAGGGGTCACCTGATCAATGTGTATCTCCATCCTTATCAATGACCACACTGTACTAGACTTATAGAAGGGGCAACTTCTGTAAGTTATTGATATGTGTAGGAATGTCAGAGTTATCCCTAACCTGTATTGATTATTCTAAAGGGCTAGGATAACGTTGGGTGGTTAAAATGAGCTCTGCAATGCAGATACGGACAAAAACAATGGGTGGTTTTAAGTATGTGGATGTGGGTACCGGGGAGGTGTTATCCACAGATTATCCACAGGTTAGGGGGGTTAAGGAGCCTAAGTATTGTAAGTGGTATGTGGATAGGGGGTTCTTTGATGCTGTGCCTATGGAATGCTTGATGCTGTTCACCCGGTTGTTGATGGATGCTGATTATGATGGCAGGACGAGGTTGACCCCGGAGACGTTAAAGGAGATGGCGGAGATGGGGTACGGGTTGCAGGTGGTAAGGAACAAGCTCTGGAAGCTGCACAAGATCGGATGGCTATCCAAGAAGGGCTGCGGGAAAGGGGTGTATATTGTTAATCCATACCTGTTTGCCCGTGGGAAGTGGAGCCATATCAGTGAACTCAGAGACTATGTGGGAGCGCCTCACATCAAGGATGTTGAAGCTGGCTGATGGCGTTGTGCTGTTTGCTATAGTTATGAGTGTGGTTGCGGTATTGCTGATAAATGCGTTGCTGTCTTTTATTAAGGATGCAATACGGGTGAAACATGAAGATATCGATAGATGACCTGGGGCTGGATGGCGTTGTTCCCTCCAAACCCAAAAGTACCAAACCCAAGAAGCTGACGGTGGCCAAGGCCAATCATTACATCCCTAATGATGAACACGCCGCTACCGTTGAATCTTTGAGTAGCTTCGGGGTGCCTCAGAAGGATATAGCCAAATACATAGGGATCGGGGAGCCAACGCTGACCAAGTACTACAGCGATATCCTCAATAGGTCCAGCATCCAAAAGAACCTTGAGGTGGCTAATACGCTATACCAAAAGGCCCTGACCGGGGACAACCAAAGCATGATCTTTTGGCTGAAGACCCGCGCTGGCTGGCAGGAAAAGACCCAGGTAGAGATCACGACTAATATCTCTATCACCCAAGCATTGGAACAAGCCAATAACCGCTTGGATCATTGGATTGAAGGCGAGACGGAATAATGCAAAAGCCTCGATATTCCGCTACCGATGAACAGGCCCTGATGGCCAAACTGTGGTCGCCTGAGATTGCTGACGACCCTGAGCGCTTTGTCATGCTGGTGTTCCCTTGGGGGCAAAGGAATACCCCGCTGGAGAAGTTCAAAGGGCCGCGCAAATGGCAGGTTGAGGTTCTGCGTCAGATACGCGACCATATCAGGGCCAATAAAGGCCAACTCAATATGTCTACGTTTAGACAGGCCGTCTCCTCTGGACGCGGTATAGGTAAATCAGCCTTGGTTGCGTGGCTGGTGTTGTGGATGATGTCGACGAGAATCGGGGCATCGGTGATAGTATCCGCCAACTCCGAAGCGCAACTAAGGTCTGTTACTTGGGGTGAGCTGTCCAAGTGGACCGCTATGCTTATTAATAGCCACTGGTGGGAGATATCCGCCACCCGTCTCATGCCTGCCCAATGGCTCACAGAATTGGTCGAGCGCGATCTCAAGAAAGGTACCCGCTACTGGCTTGCTGACGGGAAGCTATGGTCGGAAGAAAACCCTGATGGCTATGCCGGTGTCCACAACCATGATGGCGTCATGCTGATATTTGATGAGGCTTCTGGTATACCGGACCCTATATGGGCTGTAGCTGCGGGGTTCTTTACCGAGAACACGCTTGATCGGTATTGGATGGCGTTCTCTAACCCTCGGCGCAATCAGGGTTACTTCTTTGAGTGCTTCAACAGCAAGCGTGACTTCTGGCACCACAAACAGGTAGATGCCCGGAATGTAGAAGGCACTGATAAGCAGGCCTATGAAAGTATCATCTTGGAGTACGGCGCTGACAGCAAAGAGGCCCGCGTTGAGGTCTATGGTGAGTTTCCAAGCCAGGGTGACGGGCAGTTTATCGGTCCTCGCATTGTAGATGAGGCCATTAAGCGTCAACCGTACAAGGATGCTACTGCGCCTATCGTTATTGGTGTCGATCCTGCTCGAGGTGGAGACAAAACCGCTATTGTTGTGCGCCAAGGCCGTGATCTGGTGAAGGTTATGCGCTATGACAACGATGATTTGATGGAGGTTGTGGGTAGGGTTATCCAGGTTATGGAGGAATTCAAGCCTACTCTGGTCAATATAGATGAAGGTGGTCTTGGTTATGGGGTGGTAGACCGCTTGAAAGAGCAAGGATATAAGGTCAGAGGCGTCAATTTTGGCGGCCAATGGAAGAATAAGGTCGCTTGGGGCAATAAAAGGGCTGAAATGTGGGGTGATATGCGCGAATGGCTCAAATCAGCCTCGATTCCTGACGATAGAAAGCTCAAAACTGACCTGATTGCGCCGCGAGAGGAGACAGATTCCAGCGGAGCCATCTTTCTTGAGAGTAAAAAGAAGATGAAAAGCCGTGGGTTGGCATCTCCTGATAGCGCTGACGCCTTGGCTTTGACATTTGCCTACCCGGTGGCGAGCAAGAACAGTAGAACCCGCGATCTTACGCCTCGTCTACAGCTGGCGTAGCGTATGCTACCATTAGGGTAACCCACAGGAGCGCAATTGATGGCCAGTGTAATTACCCATAGCAAGGTTTCAACCATAGCAGATGACCCTACCTCGGCAGCAGCTGGGCAAGTTCTACCGAGCGACTGGAACGCAACCCATGTTGTAGAGGGCGTCATGGAGACGGCCAGCGTCAAAGACTATGGGGCCGTTGGCGATGGCATTACTGATGATACAGCAGCAATCCAGAACGCTTTAAATTCAACAGCAACGGATATCTACTTCCCTGAAGGGACTTATTTGATATCCAATCCTACTAATTCGCAAACAGCAGTTTTAAATAGCGCAGTAGCAAATCGTCGCATACATGGCCCAGGCATCATTACTGCAAACGCTCAGGTAAAACGGGCTTTGTATGTCACTGGCGCAAACAATACGATTACGCTCAATTTCGATGGCAATAACTGCATTGGTTATGCAATCGTTGTTACAGCTGAGAACCCGATAATCACTGGATGCCGCATTGAAAACCTTAATGGTTTTACTAATTGGGGCGGCATCGGTATACGAGTAACGCTTACAGATATTGATACACCAGTATTAATATCCAACAACTTCATTCGGAACCTGCAAGGCGTTGGAGACGGGACGTCAGGTAACGGCGCCGGGATGCAGCGCGGAATTGTTGTTGAATCAAATCATGAATACACCAATAGAATATTGGTGACAGGCAACCTTATTGAAAAGGTTGAAGGCGAAGAAGGTGACGCAATTGTAACGTTTTGCCGTGATTCGTCTAACGTATACCGAAACCTTCCTGTTGTTATTCAGAACAACACCGTAAATGGATGGACAAGGCGAGCAGTTAAGCTTCAATCAGGGAACGGCACAGTATTTGGAAACAGCTTTAGCAATGACGGAATAACAGATATTCCTAGCCTTCAAAAGGTTGTAGATATTATCCAAGGAAGCAGCCACACAATATCAGGCAACATATTCAAAAATTGCCTGTATCAAAGCCAAGTCAGCGCGTTTATGGATGCTACAGAAGCTCCAATAAACAATATAATTATTACAAACAATATCATTATTGGAATAGGATCAGAAACTGCAAGCAGCTTGATTGCCGTAAGAACATATGGGACAGGGCTTGTCGTGTCTGGCAACATAGTTTCATGTCCCAACTTTGCTGGCTATTTTGTTAATATCCAGAACAGCACTGACGTGATGCTGAACAACAATACACTCTCGATTAATACTGGCGACGAGTGGTATTCGTTTTCTTCAAACACCAATCTCAGGTTTGACAATAATCTTATAGGTAACAATAAAGGCACTTATTACGCCCACTATGTTGATTATACAAATTTTGAGCAGGTGTTCGACGCAACGTCTACAGCCAAAGGAATAACCCTATTAAACAGGGATACAGCAATAAGCGATGGCGAAACGATTGCAAGGATAAGATGCAGGCAAAACGATGCCTCTTACCCAGACACAGTAATGTCATCCATAGAGTTCGTTGGCGAAGGCAGCACAGGAAGCACTGCAATAGTGTTTTCAACAGGGACTGGTGCATCTCCTGATGTACAGCGCATGCGGGTTACTACCGGAGGCAGCTTTAGGCCAGAAGCGGATGGAACTCAAAATCTTGGCACGTCCAGTTATCGCTGGGGATCGGTGTATGGATCAAACTTTTACCCAGGTGGCGGCACGGTAACGTGGACATCTGGAACCGGAAGCCCGCAAGGTGTTGTAACAGCTGCCGTAGGCTCTTTGTTTACCAGGACAGATGGAGGGGCGGCTACTACGCTTTATGTCAAAGAGAGCGGCACAGGTAACACTGGCTGGGTGGCAAAATAATGGCGACTTATTATTGGGTCGGCGGGTCTGGCAACTGGAACGCAACGAGCACGGCCAACTGGTCTAATGCCAGCGGTGGATCAAGCGGGTTTGGTCCTCCCACGTCTGCTGATGACGTGATATTTGATGCTGGCTCAAACGTTGGCACAAACCCGTTTACGGTCACGGTGACGGGGACGTCCTCTGCTCCTGCGGTATGCCGTGATTTCTCAACAGGCGGCGCGGGTGGCGCGCTTGATGGAGCCATGACGCTGGCATTTTCTAATGCCACATCTGTTTTAGCACCATACGGATCAGTTACCCTGCCTGCCACAAACCTGTCCGTTACTGGAGTTGCAGGATCTATTTTAAGGCTTTTAAACGCAACAAGTGCAACTCTAACAACAAATGGCGTTTCGCTAAGCCAAATAAATAATATTACAATTGCTGGAGGAGGGGTAATAACTTTAGGCAGCGCGTTAACTGCTGCAAACATAAATCCCACGTCTGGCACGTTGGATACAGCAAATTACAACGTGACGCTAAATCAGCTTATTACCAGTGGCGCACTAGCAAAAAGTATAATTTTAGGAAGCTCATCCGTAGTTTGTGCTGCGTCAACGCCTATTGATTTTACAAACACAACAGGATTTACTTTTAACGCAGGCACGTCCACCATCACCTGCTCTGCCACAAGCCCCACGTTTAGCGGCGGCGGCCAGACATTTTACAACGTGACGTTTAGTAGCACCGCATCTGGAACGGCAACAATAAACGGTGCCAACACATTTAATAACCTTACGTTTACAAGCGTAGGTGGCACAGGTTACAGATTCATTATACTAGGCGCAAATCAGACTGTTAGCGGCACACTTACGTTTGGCACAGGAAATACAGCAATTAGGCGAATGCGCGTTGTCAGTGACACAATTGGCACGCGCCGCACCATAACATTAAATGGAACGCTTGCATCTGTTTCTGATGTTGATTTTCGTGATATTGGAGCGGCGGGTACCGTTGCAACTCCGTGGACAGGAACTCGCCTTGGAGACTGCAAAAACAACAACAACATCACATTTGCCGCACCAAAAACGGTTTATTGGAACCTTGCCGGAACGCAAAACTGGTCTGCCACTGGATGGGCGTTAACAAACACAGGAGTGCCTGCGGTAAACAATTTCCCGCTTGCCCAAGATACAGCGACGTTTACTGAGGCTGGTGCAGCCGGAACAGTTTCGATTGAGGCCAACTGGCAGATTGGCACCATCCAAATGGCTGATGGCGTGTCTAACAGGACTACTGCATTTACGCTTAACATAGGTGCAAGCCCTTCAATTTATGGAAATATGACATTATTTTCTAATCTTGTCATATCTGGAACTGGCACCTCTTTTTTTGTAGGTCAAGGGGTGACTCAAGTAATTACTTCCGCTGGCAGGTCGTTTACTAATGCAATGACAGTAAACAGCACAACAGGAACGGTGCAGTTATTTGATAATTTGACAAATACAAACACCGCCGCACCATTTACTCTATCTTCAGGCACGCTTGATCTAAATGGAAAAACACTTACTTGTGTGTCTTTTGATTCAAACAATACTGGAGTGAGAACTATTGCTTTTGGCTCAGGAAATGTCACTGCAAATGGAAATAACAGACTTGTATGGACAACTGATAATTCAACAAACCTTACTGTTACTGGCACGCCAGTTGTAAATTTAACTTATTCTGGAGCAGTTGGAACAAGAACGTTTGTGCATGGGTCAACAGGTGGCACAGAGGCAAACTCTATATCTTTTAATGTTTCGGCAGGAACGGACACTGTTACTAGCTTTGGAGCAAATCGACAAGCTAAAAACCTAGACTTTACTGGGTTTAGCGGAACGTTGGCAAATACTGCAAGAATCATATACGGAAATTTAACCCTTTCTTCAGGAATGACACTATCTGCTGGATCAAACACATTGGAGTTTAGAGCCACATCAGGCACCCAAACCGTTACAAGCAACGGAAAGACTATGGACTTTCCAATAAACTCAAACACTCCCGGTGCCACCGTTCTTCTTGCCGACAATATGACTGTTGGATCAACAAGAACGTTTTTTTTGACTGCCGGAACATTAGATTTGGGCGGTAACAAAGTTTTAAGCACTGGGGTGTTTAGTAGCGGCAGCAGCAACACCAGAACCATAGCGTTCGGCACTGGTAACATTACGGTTACTGGTAACAATTCCGTCGTGTTTAATATGGCAGCCGTGACAGGGTTTACATACACAGGCACTTCAAATATTAATTTGAGCTATTCTGGGTCTGTTGGCACAAGGACTATGAATTTTACAACTGGCGGAACAGAGGCTAATTCGCTTAATTTTAATATAACAGCAGGTACTGACATCATTGCGCTTCCTTTTATAAAAAGGAACATGGACTTTACAGGGTTTTCAGGAACAATGCTTCCCGGAACTTCAGGCACAACAAATTTCTATGGCGACCTTAAACTAAATACAGGGATGACTGTCGCAGCAGGAGGAACAACATTTCAGTTTCTTGCCACGTCTGGAACCCAAAACATTACAAGCAATGGCAAGACTATAGACACTCCGTTCCTTATTAATGCTCCAGGCGCTGTAGTAAGGTTTGCTGATGCCCTTACACAAGGGGCGACTAGGCTTTTTGAGTTTTCTTCTGGAACATTGGAGTTTACAGTAGGCACCACCAGCACATTCGGCAGCTTTGTGACATCTGGTACAACGCCAAAGACATTGAGGTCAACCAACTCTGGAAGAAGGGCTACGCTATTCCAAGACTCGGGCGCAGTTAATGCGACATATGTAACGATAAAAGACATAAGCGCAACAAGTAACGGAGTTTATTGGGATGCGCTTGTGGGATCTGGCGCAATCAATGGCGGTAATAATATTGGGTGGAACTTTGTTCCTCCGACAACCGTTATAGGGCAGAAGGCTTTTCAGTTTGATGCCTTCCAAAACAATGCGTTTCAAATACCGGTTTGGTTAAACAACGTCGATGTGTTTTTCTATTGGGACGGACAGTCTGATGATTCATCAGCATGGACAGTTCAGCCAAACGCATCATCTCCATGGACTGTTCAATGAGTATAGAGTTAACTCAAAAAGTGGTTAGACTTGAGAAGACAGTCAACGAACTAATTGCAAGAATAGAAGCAGTAGAAAAGAATCAACTTTCTGAAAAACCCCAAGAAGACAAACCCAGACGGGGCAGGAGACCTAAAGATGAAAATGAGTGATAGCGAGATCAACAAAATTGTGGGGGCTGAGGAGAGCGATTCTATCGACTTTCAGTCTCAAATTGGCCAGGATCGCGCCAAGCTCATGAACTATTACAACTGTCTACCATACGGCGATGAGATCGAGGGGCAGAGCCAGTTTGTCACTTCGGATGTATCAGATGTCATTGAGGGGATGCTTCCTTCTCTTGTGCGGATTTTTACTCAGGGCAAATATGTGGCTGTCTTTGATGGCGACAGGGCAGAGCAGGATAAAGAGGCAGAGCAGAAAACAGCATATTCAAATCACATATTTAGCCGTCAGAACGATGGCGTCATGATTCTGCACAACATGTTCAAGGATGCTTTGCTGCAGTACACGGGCACTGTCAAGGTGTACTGGGATGAAGCAAAAGAGGTTACAAAAGAACGTTACCGAGGCCTTTCCCAGTTTGAATTGCAGCGCCTGCAGTTGGACGATGAAACCGAGATTGAAGAGCAGGAAGAGCGGCAGGAGTTTGTTGGTGGCTCGCCCATTACGGTTTATGACGTTGAGGTGAAGCGTACCAAGGTGAAAGGGGTCACCAAGATAGAGAACATACCGCCAGAAGAGTTCCTTGTATGCCGATCAGCAAGAGACTTTAAGAATCCAAGGTTCATTGGTCATCGCACACCCAAGACTAGAAGCCAGTTAATTCAGATGGGGTTTGACAAGGATATCGTCGAGACTCTTCCGGCTGATGAATACTATGACTTCCAGATCAGCGATGAAAAGAACGCCAGATACTGGAATTATGACGGACTGTATGACACCAACCCCGGTGATCCATCTAACGACATCATCTATCTTGGTGAATACTACGTTTACATGGATACGGATGGTGATGGCGTTGCTGAACTGTGCCAAGTCTTCCGAGCTGGGAATACGGTTCTGAGCTGGCAGCATGTTGATGAGCACCCGTTCTGTGTTGTGGTGCCGATTCCTATCCCGCACCGAGCCATTGGTTCGTGTCCTGGCGAGCAGGTAGCAGACATTCAATACCTGAAATCCACCTTGATGCGTCAGGCCCTTAACAACGTCTATCAGACCAATTACATGAGGACTGTGGTTAACGAACGGGTAGACCTTGATGACCTGCTTACTCCTCGCGCTGGCGGGATCATTCGTGTTAACGATGACGGCCCCATTGGTGATTCTCTCCAGCCCCTGTCGGTACAGCCAATTGCTGAGCCAATCCTACGCATGATGGAATACGTGGATGTCATGCGGGAGATACGGTCAGGCGTCACCAGATACAACCAAGGGCTTGATTCCGAGGCCCTGAACAAGACGGCCACCGGGTTCAAAGGCATCATGGAAGCCTCGCAGCAGCGCTTGGATATGATTGCCAGACTGTTTGCCGATACTGGCGTTCGCGATATCTTCCGCAAGATTGTGAAGCTTGGTATGCAATATCAGAATGATGCAATGCAGATTCGCGTGCTTGGCCAGCCACTTGAAATAGACCCAACATCTTGGCGGTACAACCTTGATTGCCGTATTGATGTAGGGCTTGGGGCTGGCGACAGGCAAGAAAAGATCGTTAACCTTAATGCCATATTTGCTATACAAAGCGCGCTTAAACAACAAGGCTCCATCATAGTTGATGAGGCCAAGATGTATAACACTCTTGATAGGTTGACGTCTGAGGTAGGCTTAAAAGACGCTGCTTTGTACTTTAACAATCCAGAGCAGCCTCAACAGTTGCTGCAGGCACAAGTTGAGCAATTGACCGTCATGGTCCAACAGATGCAGGCTCAATTGCAAAACCCGCTTGCTGAGGTTGAGCAGATCAAAGCGCAGGCTAAACTGGCTGATACTCAGCAGAAGCAGCAATATGAGACAGAAAGGATGATGCTTGAGATGCAGCAGAAGCAACAGCAGTTTGAGCAGAACTACCTTGCCAAGCTGACTGAGCTTGAATTGAAATATGGCCAGAACGTGCCAGGGGCAACGGTATGAGCGAAGAGATTGATTTGAGGCAGCAGATAGCAGAAGCAGAGAGGGCAAGGCAGCTGCTTAAAGACCCAATGATAGTTGCCGCGCTTGACGAGTTGCGGAATACTGTCTACACAAACATTAGGACATCAAGTTTTAAGCAAAAGGAGGAGCGGGAATACCTGTATCTCCAGCTGAAAGCTATAGACGAGTTTGAGCGCAAGTTCAAAATCCGCATTACGAACGGGAAATTAGCTGAATCACGGCTGGCCGAGCTTAAGC